GCGCTGGGCCGGGCTCAGGCTCGAGGCCTGCGGGATGCGGGCGAGCGCATTGCGCACGTGGGGCAGGTCGACGTCGCCGGCCGCGTTGCGTACCGGGAAGTAGCGCAACGACCGGGGCATCGTCTTACCGTCGGCGTCCTTGTGCCCGCCGCCGAGAATCGTCAGGAATGCCGAGTCGGGTAGGTCGTTGACGTAGTTGGCGTCCCATTCGGCCATCAGGTGCCTCCCATCATGCGGGCCCCGTCGGGGCCGGGTAGTACGGGCTCGGGGTCGGGGCGGTGACGGACTTGGGCGCTACCTGGGGCGTCGTGTTGGCCGACGCCGGCCCACCGGCCTGGGGCCCGACCACCTCGGCCACGTCCTCGTCGCCGGCGCTCGCTATGGCGGCCTGGGCCATGTCGGCCATGGCGTCGGCCATGGGGTCGAGGTTCTCCAGACCGCGCACCTCGTCGGGCAGGATCCACTGGCTGGTCGGCCCGGGCCCACCCAGGGCGAACTGGTAGGCCTGGTACCGGCTGAGCGTGTCGGCGCGCAGCTTGGCGTCGAGGTCCCACTCGGCGTGCTGGCCCCGGGGCAAGAGCTCGATGCTCACGGCCTGCTCGAGCAACGACGCCCACGGGACGACGGCGTCGTTGCGGGCCTGGATCTCCTCCATCTCGGCGTTGCGGTACGTCGACCCGCCGACGTTGGAGCCCAGCTTGGTGGGCGGCAGGCCCCACATCAGCGCCACCTCGGTGAGCGTCATCTGGCGGCTCTCGATCATCTGGGAGTCCACCGGCTTGTAGGCGACCGGGCTGAAGTCGGTCAGCTCGTTCAGCACGGCGACGCCGTTGCCACCGGCGTACTTGGTGATCCAGGCCGCCTTGGCCGCGTCGGCCTGAGCCTGGGTGATCTCGGGGCGGTGCACCTTGAGCACGCCGGTCGGCATGCCGCCGCCGTTGAAGTACGTGGCGCCGTAGTCCTGGACGGCCTGGGCCATGGCGATGCCGTCGGGCACGCCGTCGAGCAGGCCACGCCCGAGCGGCCACCCGGCGCGGGCCAGGTGGCTCTTGACGTGCCAGACCTGGGATGGGTCGTAGAAGTGCCCGGCCAGGTACCAGCCGGCGATGAGCGGGTCGGACGGGTTGCCGGCGAAGCGCACGGCGGCATAGAGCGGGTGCACCGGGTAGAGGCTCGTCGGGTAGCCGAGGCGGTCGGTGCCGGTGATGACGCAGATGGCGTTGCCGTAGAGCGTGAGGCTGGAGGTGACCTGGGACCAGAACGCCATCGGCGTCTGGTTGGGGTCGGGCTGACGTAGCACGGGCGGTTGGGGGTCGAGCTCGTCGGTGTCACGCCACGCCGTCACCGGCAACAGGCCGATGGAGCCGCAGACGTAGGCGTGGCCGCGCCAGAAGGCCGGCACGCTCAGCGCCGAGCCCTCAGAAGGCGGGTTGAGCACCCGCCCGGCCGAGGGGAACCAACCACCCGGCGCGGTGTCGGTGGTCATGGGCGGCCCGGCCGCCTGTTGGACGCCAGAGGGCACGGTGGCCGGCACCGGGGCGGGGCCCGAGCGGGTCAACAAGCGTGCCAGGCCCACTAGGTCACGCTCCCGGTGCCAGTTCGCTCGCCACACCGAGCGCGATGAGCCCCACGCCGCCCGCCACCACGCCCGCCCAGGAATCGAGCAGCCCGAAACCGACTGCCACCGTGCCAACACCGGCGATCTGCGTACCGAGGGCGAGGTGCCGGCGTAGCCAGCTCATAGGATCTGCGGCTTGGCGTCGCCCGCCTTGACCAGCCCCCAGCGGGCCAGCGTGACCGCGACGAGCGGGGACACGTCGGCGCCGACCTTACGGGCCCAGGCCCAGGCGTCACCGAGGACGCGCTTTCTGGCGCCGCCGACGGCGAGGTTGAGCACGGGCTGGTCGAGGTGAACGATCCTCGGCTCGGGGCCCATGACTGCATCGTAGAACTGCGCGCATGCCGCGGCGTAGTCTCTCGCGTTCAGCGTCTCGGTACGCACCCCCAGGCTGGCCAGGTCGACTAGGAGCGACCCGGCCGGGCTGGCGGGATCGACCACGACGGGCCAGGGATGCCAGCGTCGGTCGAGCTCGGCCATGCGCTCGACGATCCACTCGGTGCCGGGGCGGTGCTCGACCACCTCGACGTGGACGCGGTGATCGGGCTTCCACCCGGCCACGGCGATCGAGCCGTGCGAGCGGTCTGGCGTCACGTCGATGGCGAAACAGGGCAGGCCGGCCACCTGGCTCGTCGGCTCCCGGGCGGCCTGCCAGGTGCCGAGCGCAATGACAGCCGAGCCGCTCGAGGTGCGCCGGTTCAGGTAGGCCCGGGCGAACTCCTCGGGCGGCAGGGCGTCGTGGTCGGTCTGGATGACGGCCTCGGTGACGGTGCGCCCGAGGGCGGGCATGCAACGCCACCACGTGGCGGGGTCGTCGGGGTCGTCGTCGTCGCCGGCCGACCACTCGAAGAAGGCCACACCGCTGCGCTCGTCGGCCTCGACCCGGGCCCGGCCGTCGTCGATGCGGTCGTGGAGAAAGATCGAGTCCTCGGCCCCCATGGTCGAGACGATCCACATCTGCGCCGCCGGTCTGGTGAGCATGGCGGGGCGGAAGGCCTGGACGAGCCGCTCGTCCTTCTGGGCGAAGGCCTCGTCGATGACGCCGAGGTCGAGCGTCTGGCCGTGGCCCGAGCTCTCTCCCGACGCGGTGATGCCGATCGTCGAGCCGGTGGCGTCGAACACCATGCGCTCCATGCCGGTCTGGCGGCGCATGCGCATGGCCTTGCGCAGCGGCGAGCGGGTGAGGAGCTCGCCCTGCTCCTCCCACTTGGCCCTCGAGTTGTTGCGGTCCTGGGCGGCGTAGATGACCCGCTGGTTGGGGCCCCAGCCGATGCAGCGGTCGACCTCGGCCACGAGAATGAGACTTGTCTTGCCGGATTGGCGGGGCACCGAGATCCGGACCTCACGGTAGGCGGGCAGGCCGGTCGAGGGCTCGATCTCGCCGGCCACGTCGGCCACGAGCTGCTGCCACTCCATGAACGGCTGGCGCAGCACCTTGGCGATGCGGGCCAGCCGCGTCCCCGTCGTCTGGCGCTCAGGGCTGCGGCGGGTCTGCCACCGGGGCAGAGAGCATGGCGAGGAGCTCGCCGACGTCCGCGTCTCGCTCAGAACCGTCATCGATGCCCCTCAGCGTACGCAGGGCGGCCAACTGCACCCGGGCCAGGCTCGCCGTCTGCGCCGGCAGCTTGGCGCCGTCGACCTCGTCGAGGGCGAGGGCCAGGTGGCGGGCCAGGGCGACCGCCGCGGCGTCGACCTCCTCGAGCCGACCGCCACGGCGCAGCGCCGTGATGGTGCGCTCGGTCGCCCTGCGGTTGCGCCAGGATGATCCCCCCGGGTGCTCCTCCGGCGCTTTGCGTGTGCCCACGGCCCCCCATTCTGGGCGGAAATGGGACGGCGCACCACCGGTCCCGAAGCCGTGGCGACGCCTCACAGACACCCGGCCTGACCAGGGACTATGACGCGCAGGGTTCGTGCGTCCCGAGCGGTAGGGCCGACGCGCCACCGCCCGAGGTCGCCCGAATGTAGGGCGTTGCCACCACTTAACCCCCATTTCCGCCTCAAAACATGGGTCTCGCCGCCACCCGTTCAGTTTCCGCCCTTGGCGGAAAATGAACCGCTGTGCGGTGGGACATCACATCGCTCGTCAAAAACAGCCCCCCACCTGCACTTTTGTAGCCGAGTCCCGGGCGGCCGACTGAGCGCATGGTCTGTGCGTCGAGTCGTTAGGGCGCCGCCACCACCACCACCACGTTAGGGAGGAGTCCCCACTCTGGGGGGTGTCCGGTTCGCCCACCACCCCGCCACCATTGGGGCGGGTGTTTGACTTGTCACTCAGTGAGTCGTTTCCACCACGACCGCAGCTACCGCAACCAGCGCCAGGCCGTGCTCGAGGCGGCGGGTTATCGCTGCGAGGTGCGTGGTCCTCGTTGCACTGGTGTGGCCACGACTGTCGACCACGTGGTTGCCCTCGTCGACGGCGGCACACACAGCAGTAGCAACTTAAGAGCGGCGTGTCTGTCATGTAACTCTCGTGGTGGTGGACTGATCACCCAGCGCCGCCAGGCTGAGCGGACGCTCGGGCGTCGCTCTCGGCGCTGGTAGGCCCTGCGCACGGTTCATCTAACCCCAACATGCGCCGAAGGTTGGCGGTAGGGATAAGCGTCCTTCGACCAATAGTGATAACGGCGCCTAGTTGGCCACTACGTACCGCCTCATACGTGGCGGTACGTCCGGTCCCCAGTAATGCGATGACCTCGTCAATCGTTAAGGTCAGATTCTGGCGCGGGTCCAATAGGTCCACGCCTACCGACGCCCCGCATTGTGGACACTGCGTCATTGGTCCCTACCTTGACGAGTGGACGCCGAGACCAGGTGCACGTGGCCGCCGGGCTCGAGCAACTCGGGACAGTGTTCGGCCCAGTCGAAGGGCTGGGCACGGCGCCGGCGCCACCATCGGCGGGGCGTGGTCATCCCCACCGCTGCTGGGCACCTTGGCGTGTCGTGCCGGTGATCTCACCGATGCGCGCCCATGTGTAGCCGTCGACGCGCAGACCCTCGACCGCGACGGTGATGGCGTTGTCCAGGTCCCCCCGTAGCTCCATCAGGATCCCGAGTTCCTCGAGGTCGCAGCGCCCGACCCGTCGGCCGGCGGCGCGCAGCATGCGCCGCATGGCCTCGAGGTAGTCGAGTGTCTCGGTCTGGCGTTTGGGGCGCCTGCGTCGCGGCTGGACTGGGGCTGGTCCGGTGTCAACGACGGGTTGACACGGATTCGACTCGGCGCTCACGTGCCGACCAGCACGAAGAAGACCACGAGCAGCGCCACGAAGACGAGCACAGCGAGGCCGCCATAGTTGACGATCACCGCAGCACCCGCACAACCTCGTCAAGATCACTCGGGCGCCACACGTAGACCTCGACACCAGGGCAACGACCGAGCAGGTCGACCCAGCGCTCTTGCGCCGGGCTCAGCTTGGACGCCTTGCGGTCAGTCTTGAGTTCGGCCAGGACGAGCCGAGGTGGGCGACAGAGCGACAGGTCGGGCCAGCCTCGCGGGGACCGAATCGAAAGGTAGGCGTGATACTCGGCCCAGCGCAGGGTGGTGGCCAGTTCGATTACCTGGCGCTGCCACTCGGCCTCGGAGAGCAGCGGGACCGTGGAGCTCGTCACTCGTCGGGCTCGTATCCACAGACCGGGCAGTACGGCCATGAGTCGCCGTCGTCGTCGGTGAGGTCGGCACCGTCGAAGGGGCAGCGGTCAGTCATGCGTCGGGGTCGAAGAGCGAGAGCGTGCCCGTCTTCGGGTCGTCGGTGAAGACGCTGGGATCGGCCTCGTTACTGAGGCGGGCCGACTCTCGGTCGTCGAGCCACTGCACGTAGGTCTTGTGGCCTTTCATGCGATTACACGCGGCGCAGGCGAGTGAGATGTTCTCAGCGTGCAGCCGGGCCCAGTCCTGGGCGTGACGTGGCGGCTCCCGGTGCTCGAGCTGTATGTCGCGCTCATTGAGGAACGGGTGCCCGCAGCCGTTGCAGAGGCCCTCTGGGCTCATCTTGGCGCGGAAGTCGGCAACCAGGGTGCGGTAGCCCATGTTCACCCAGAAGAACTCGGTGGACTTGCTGGCCTTGGTGGCGTCTCGGGCGCAACGCTGGCGGATGATGGCGAGGGGGCGGTTCTCGTTCTTGCGCTCGTTCCGTTCCTTCTGTTGACAGTCTTTGCAAACGGAGTCAAACCGGGCCTCACTACTGTGGCCCGCTTTCTTTTTGAATCGGGAGTGGTGCTTCCACAGTCGACACCGCTTGCACTGCCGCTCGCAGGGTCGGGGACCGGTTGTCACGGTCACTCGACCGGCTCCTGGCCACTCGGGTGTCGGTGCCGCGACTCGCGTTCGTCGACATGCTCGGCCAGTTGCTCGAGCGCCTCGCGCTCGCTCGTCGCCTCGAAGATCGCCCCACACCCGCACCGGGCGTAGGTGACGAGGCCCGCGATTACATGGGTGGCGGCGGTCATTGCAAATCGGTCCGAAGTGCGGCCCGAAGGCCATCAACGCGCGCAGAAAGCTCCTCAGGTTCATATACAGGTACAGGTTCTGCGCGGCTCACCCGCGCGCTAGCGCGCGGGTGAGCCGCGCGCAAAGTCGAAATAAACGCGCGCTGGGTTTCTAATAGCGATCGCCCCGACGATCGCCGGTGTTGGTTATCCACAGGGGCGTCAGTGGTCGCCCCGACGATCACTAGGCGGTAGTGGGTCGGGCGGGCGCCAACGCCGAGCTCGAGCACGTCGAGCATGCCCGCGCCTATCAGCTCGCCGACCGCGGAGTGCACGGTCGAGTAGTGGAGCCCCGTGCGCTTGGAGATGCCGCGCAGGCCGACCCGAAGCTCGCCGCTGCTCTTGTTGGCTCGGTCGGCGAGGGCGAGGGCCACAAGCAATGTGGAGCCCTCGAGCGGACCGGCGGTGCCCTCATTGACCATGGCGTCACGAAGTGCCCAAAGCGCTGCGGTTGCGCGGAAACTCACTCAAAGCGCCTCGTCCTGACTCTGGCGCAGCTTGCGCAGGCGCCGGCCCTCGGCCCGAACCAGCTTCTCGAGGTCCTCGGTGTCGAGGGTGGCCGCGGTGGCGATGGATACCAGGGTCGAGGGCGGGCAGCCGATGGCAACGAACGTGCGATTGAGTCGACGCAGGTCTTTCAGGAAGCCCTCGTGCGCCGCCAGATCCTCCGAGAAGCTCACGGCTCACCAGGCGGCACAGCCGTGCTGGTCGGGAACGAAGCCCGCCAGACCTCCAGCTGCCTCAATGCGTTCGGCCACAGCAACCTGAGCGGCGGGTGAGAGATCGGATCCGCCCCCATATGCACCCCAATTGGTCGCTGAGATGCCCAGCGAGTCCGGATACGCGGCTCCGGCTGCTCCGACCCAGCCACCTTCTTCGCAGACGGCCACGGCGTCCCAGCGGTGGTCATAGCTCGGCGTAGTCACCGGCGGTGAGGGCGGCAAGCTTGGCGTCGAGACAGGCGAGGGTGACGACAGCGTCGTCGACGTCGTCCACGAGGTCGGCAACAATTCGGCTAAGGGCCTCGAGGTTCCGGCGAAGCTGGTCCTCAGTGAGGGTGGACTCGGATTCGTTGTCAAGGTGATCCACAGCGGAACTCCAGTCAGGAGAACGGTGAGACAAAGCAAAACGGCGGTACGGGGGCGCATGGCCTCC